AAATAAACAATTAAAAAAATTAATAGGACAAAATAGGTTACATGATAATAGTATAGATTCTAAAAATACAATTTGGATATATGATAGTTATCTTTATTTAAATGATAATCATGATAATATTTACGTGCCTATTATGGATTTAAATATTAAAAATTATGTTAACGATGATACTCCTCTGACTAAAAGAAAATATAAGTTTGTAACATTTAATCATAAACCTAGATTGCATAGAATAATAACCAGTAGTTGGGTAAATGAAAATTATAATTCTTTATTTGCAACAAAAAAAGATTTTTATTATACTGCAGGATTTAACAGTAAAGAGGATGGTACTAGTGAACATTTAATTTTTATAGATAAACTTTATCCAGAATTACCAAAAAAAATTATAGGTCCTAATCCAGACATAGGAGGTATGACTACAAATATATTCCAAGAATATTTTTATCCTTATTCAAGTAATGCAGTCTTTAATATAGTTAATGATGTAAGTTTTTGGGAGTTAGGTTGTCATTTAAGTGAGAAAACATTTTGGTCTTTTTTATCATATAATATTCCTATAATAAGTGGTTATGGAATGGCAACATATATGGAAAAAATAGGATTTGATATGTTTACTGATATAGTAGATTATAGTAGTGAATTTATAGAAAATCCAATTGACAGAACATTTAAACTTTTAAATGACAACAAACAAATATTAGATAATGCACACGATATATTATCTCCAGACGTATTGGAAAGACAAAAGTATAATAAATCATTTTTACTCAAAAAAGATTTGAAAAACATTGCAATCAAAAAACTTAACTCTCCTAAAATGATTGCAAAATTAGAGGAACTTTGTTATAATAATCATATGTTAAAAGGATTATGTAAATGAAGCCAGCAGTGCTACATGTAAAAGATGAAGTAAATGTAAAGATAGAAGGACTAGACTTGGATACAAGACGTAAGTTGAGTAACCTGTTTAAGTATGAGATTCCTTATGCAAGATATTTGCCAGCAGTAAAACTAGGACGTTGGGACGGTAAGAAAGCATTCTTTCAATTAGGTGGCAGTACATACATAAACTTACTGCCGGATATATTGCCTGTGCTTGAAAGCCAAGGATATGATGTTACACTAAATGACACAAGAGAATATAAAACAGAATTTAAACTAGATCCTGTTGATGAAAACAGTTTTAGTGATATATTATGGCCCGAAGGACATCCAGTAGCAGGACAACCAATTGTGTTACGAGATTATCAAGTTGAAACAATTAATAGTTTCTTGAACAATACACAGAGTCTACAGGAAATAGCAACAGGTGCTGGCAAAACATTAATGACGGCGGCTCTTAGTAAAAGTGTAGAACAGTATGGTAGAAGTATTGTTATTGTTCCTAATAAAAGTTTAGTTACACAAACTGAAGAAGATTATATCAACATGGGATTAGATGTTGGTGTGTTTTTTGGTGACCGTAAAGAGTTTGGCAAAACACATACAATTTGTACTTGGCAAAGTTTGAATATATTGTTAAAGAACACAAAAAATAGTGTAGCACCAATTAGTATAGGTGAATTTATAGAAGACGTAGTATGTGTAATGGTCGATGAAGTACACATGGCAAAAGCAGATGCACTGACTAATTTGTTAACTGGTGTTATGTCACATATTCCTATACGTTGGGGATTAACAGGAACAGTTCCAAAAGAAAAGTTTGAAAGTGTAGGAATAGTTTGTAGCATAGGTCCTGTAATAAACAAAATAAGTGCAAAAGAATTACAAGATAAAGATGTTCTAGCACAATGTCATGTTAATATTGTACAGATGATAGATACTGCAGTGCATACAAATTATCAAAGTGAACTTAAATACTTATTAGAACACCAAGGAAGATTGGACTATATCGGTAGTTTATGTAATAGTATTAAGGATACTGGTAATACACTTATATTAGTTGATAGAATATCTGCTGGTAATGAACTAGCAAGTAGAATACCAGATAGTGTCTTTGTGTCGGGGAGTACAAAGAGTGCGGACAGAAAAACAGAATACGACGAAGTTAGCACTGCAAGTAGTAAAGTTATTATTGCAACGTATGGTGTTGCTGCCGTTGGGATTAATATTCCTCGTATTTTTCATCTTGTTTTACTTGAGCCTGGCAAGTCTTTCGTACGTGTTATCCAAAGTATCGGGCGTGGTATTAGGAAAGCAGAGGACAAAGACTTCGTACAAATCTGGGACATAACCAGTACTTGTAAATTTGCAAAAAGACACTTAACTAAAAGAAAAGCATTTTATAAAGAAGCAAACTATCCATTTACAGTGGAGAAAGCAGATTGGAATATTTAAAGGAAAATATATGAGAATTTTAACGTTAGAAAATACTGCATACGAGATGAATGAAATACCTGATGAGGTAGATGATTTACGATTTGCTATATTAGATAATAGTAATCCTGCTGATCCTGATTACTTTTTTATACCACTAATTTTTTTAGAAAGTTTTAATAGTCCTGCAGTAGTTTTAGAAGTAGGCAAACATAAAATTCGTATGCCAGTGGATTGGAAAATACTAATTGGTGATAGACACTGTGGTGATTTAGAAATGTTAAATTTTAGTAGTTTGAATGATAGAGGCTTTGATGCTTTTCTTTTTAATCCGTTAGGAGATTTTAGACATGATTACTTACCTGTAAACATAGTGGATATTTATAGTGATGTTAAATGGTTTTTTCCAAAACTTAAACAAGGACAAATCCTTGCCATTCCAATTGAAAGTGGTGTACAGAATCCCAAGTGCGTCTACTGTGCTAAAGAAATCAACAAGCAGAATGAAATCGTCAATATCGATAAAGCCTGGTAAAGAGTATATGTATCCTGAGCCTGGCAAATTACATCAGGTAGACTATAGGGTATTCAAATTTACTATTGAATTAGGTTTTGAGGATAGACTTGCCCACGGATATGCTATAACTGATTTAATTAATAGAGTAAATGAATACTTTCAAGCAAGACCAGAACTAAATTATAGTCACGAACTGATGGGAGGTATTATGATTTTACAATTCGAAAAACTATCTGATGCAAAGATGTTTTGTATTAGTTTCAGTGATGTTTTAAGTAAAGATGGTGCAAAGTTTGAGTAATTTACATTATAAAGTTTGTGCTCCGGAAGGTGCAAGTGGACATTTTATAGGACACTTCTTACATCCAGAGTTTAAGGCTACACGAGCAGGTATACGTGTAGATAATTTGTCTGGTAATAATCCTATCTTCAAATACACAGGCAGTAATGATGATGGACATACACACGAAATGAATGTACGGGATAAAGATAAAATTATGATTAGGATAATTACTCCTACTATATCTGAAAAATTTAAGTGTGTATGGAATGTAAATTTTAAATTTAATAATGGAGCATTTGATTCCTTTCAATATGTTATGAATAAACATTATGATCAATTATTACAAATAGATAGGAACATTTATAAACAACAACCAAAAAAGTGGGCAATCGATTTACATTATAATTATATTTTTAACTTGTATAAACTAATTGAATTGTATTATAATGTTAATAATGAAGTTTGTCCTGATTATAAAATAAAATATGCATCTAGTTATATTAATCAACATGTAAAGTTATATAACAGATGGGAGTTTAGAGTAATTGAAAAGATATTTTTATTTGAATACAAGAATAAACTTATAGAATCGACAAGTAATAAAATAAGAAATTGGTCTGTGGATAATATTACAGAACAAAATTGGCAAAACTTTTTGGATAAAAATTTATGTCTAACAAATTACAATTAAACACAGTGTTGGCGGCTATAGATAAGAAAGACTATAGTTTTTATGATAAGTTAACACCTGAACATCAAAAACAAGTAGCACCATTTTTGCTTAATCGATATGTCAGTCTTGTAAAAGGCACAAAAGAATTACAAGCATACTATCTTATGGCTGGTAATCAACGTGTGAATTGTACATACTTTGAACTGGCAAAACATCCTAAACTTGTTTGGCAGTTGCTTTGTACTGTAAGTCCGGGAATGGGTACACAGTTTCATCAATGGATAGGTCACAAAAAGAAAGATAAAAATAATAGTAGTAAAAGACGAAAAGAAATAGAACGTTTTCATCCATATGCAAAAAGTGATGAACTTGATATATTAGCAAAAATGTATACAGATAAAGAACTTAAAGATATAGCAAAGTTGTATGGTGATGCATGAATGAGCAGTTTACAGAAATAATTAAAGATGCTATAATTAATCGTACAATGGAAACTAAAGATTACACATGCCAATATTGTGGCAAAAGTTTTCGCAAGGAAAGCACACTTGCGGCACATCTTTGTGAACCAAAACGTCGTGCCCAA